GGCACAGCGTGTTTAACATTGAATGACGAGGTGATAAAGTGAACGAACTATGGAAAATGAAATGCAAGGCTGACCTCTTCAACCTCCGAAAGAACGAGGCGGCGATCCAGTCCATACCGAAAGCTCATCCACCGCCCGCACCCACAGATCATGCTCCATCCGGTTCATTTGCATTAGTTCGGCGCTCTTTCGCTTTTCGCTCCAAGAATAGTTCGGCGAACTCCCGGCAGAATTTCCACCCGCCGTATGGGCCGCAGTATTCGTCGCTGCACGTTGAGCAGACCTCCTTTCTTACTTTCTCCCAAATCTCATGGTCTGACCGGTTCATCTGTATCGTCTCTCCTTTCCCCCTGCGAGCAGTAGTCCTCCTGGCTGAATGTCTTCCATTCGCTGCTCTCGTCGGGGTAGCAAAAGTCCCCGTTTCGCGTCACAAAGTGCGAGTGGATCCCGCAGTATGCAATATCCGGACTGTAATGCCGGCAGCTTCCGCACCGCACTACCGGTTCCACATCGGCGGGGACATTTGCCGTAGCAGGGTTTATGCATCGCTGTCACCCCATTCGTTTTCTTCGATTTGAACTACAGTCCCGTTCCGCAGATTGGACGTGCCGATGCATTCTGCTACAAGTTTGTAACAGTCATCGTGGTTAAGCAGCAGCGACAGGGTTGCCCCTATGGTGTTATCCGGCAATTCAAACGTTATTTTCATCCGGTTCGTCATCCTTTCTCTGAAAGCAAATCAGCAGCGGGTCTATCGGATCGCAAAAGCAGCAGGACTTTCCGTCCGTTATTGCTTTAGGCATTTTCTTCACCGTCCCACGTTCTGTCTCTTTTCCCCCGTCTGCACCAGTGTTCAAAGCACTGCAAATAGCCAATGTGACGACCGTCTATTGCGCACCGACACCGGATTCCGTCCTTTGTTGGATATCTGATGCAGTAGCCGCAGTTGCAGCACACACGTTTCCGCTCCTTGTTCATTCCGCACCGTCCATTTTTGCGCCGCAATGAGGACAGAACGCACTCTCGCCCATAAACGTGTTGGGGTTCTGGCAGATGGAACAACTATAGGGCTGATAAAAATCGTGTAAAACGCCCTTCCAGTCTTCCCGTTTTACGACAAGCGACACCCATTTCCCGTGCTGTGCAACTGGCGCATATTGGTTGCACTCTGCACAAGGATGATTATCAACCGCTCGACAAACGGGGTAATGATCGCAGCTTGGGCAGATGCTTTCTGCTTCTGCCTTGATTGTCTGGTGGATATCAATCATTTTCTTCGCCCTCCGCTCTCCATCCGTCCATAACCGCACCGCAATGAGGGCAGTAGGACGTTCGGTAAGCAAAACCGATTTCACAAACAGAGCAGTACTGAATATCTCCTGCAAACTCTGCGTGAAATGGCATCCACTTTCCATGCCGTACAGGCGCAACGTCGGCGGCAGGAATCCCTTCAACAAAGCACTTCAATGCGACAATTTCCGGCTTCCAAATCGTATCCATGCAAGCGTCCAGATGGTTAGTCACCGTCTCGCGCTTTATGTATTCAGCCATTGTCATCCCTCCTCAAATAGCGCTTTGTACGCCGCCATCAAGTTTTCATCGTCTGTCTGAAATTCCGTGCAGCAGTTCCAGACCTTGGTTTTTCCGTTCTTATCTACCAGACGGACGATTTTTTCAGACGGGAACGCTTCACCAAATCGGGCATATTCCATGGCGTCCCAAATCGGACAGCCGCCATTTTCCGGGAACTCAGGGAATCCGTCATCCTCTCGGGTTTTCCCTTTGCTGCATCGTTGGCAAAAATTGTAAAGAAAAATTTCGTATTCTGTGCCGCTGCTAAACCGCGTAGATGGTTCTATTGTCATAATTCATTCTCCCTCCCATACCGGTCGGCTGTTCTTCCACTTGCGCCAGCGGATAAAGCGCCACCGGGGCGGCTCGCTGTCCAGCCACTTGTTGAAATGCGCGATAAACTCAAGGCGCAGATTGTACCGGCGCTTCTTTTCCTGTTTTTCGTTCACGATGTCAGCTCCTTTTCGTATTTGCAGAATGTCATGTCGCAGTCCTTCCTGTCCGCGCACACGCTGCATCCGTGCGCTTTGGAAAAGCGGAAAAACTCTGCGGCGGTTCTTGTTGGGTAAACCTTGCGGACAGTGGCCGTTTTTTCGCTTTTCGGCTTCCTGACTTCCACAGGCGCTTTTTTCGGCTTTCTGCCCTGCCTCATGTGTTCAGCTCTGGCCGCTCTCACTTCGTTTGCGAGACAGCCGCAGGATCGCGTTTGTCCGCTCCGCAGGGAATACCCGGCGGCAACCTTTTCGTTTCCGCAATCGCATTTGCAGAGCCAGTGCACACCGTCGTGCTCGGAGTGGTCGTATCGTATGACCGTCAGCCGTCCGAAGCGCTGCCCGGTCAGGTCAATTCGTTTCATCCGAGCCTCCGCTTGGCGTAGAGCGCCATGAGTAAAGATTCCGCCATTCCGTCATGCTCCTTGCGGCAGCCCGGCGGGATGAGATCCACGCCGGGGAAGAGCCGCTTGCAGACCTCTATGGACGTGTTCTTGTCGGCGGTGACGGAAAATTCCTTCTTCCACTTCTGCGGGCGGACGAGCTCATAGGGGATTTCGTATGCTTCGAGCATCCCTTGAAGCCACCCGAAGCCCTCGCCGAAGTGGAACATGGACACGCTTCCGTTCTTCGGCATCACGCCGACGTGCTCTAAGCAGCACACCGCCTTTTCACCGCGCAGGTCGGACAGGATGCAGCGGTAGGTGTCGCGGTCATACCGGAACGTCTGGACTTCCTCCCCGTTCAGAATGGCAAGAGCGCCGTTCTTGCCGGGGTCTATGCCGATGTAGATCATCGGGTATCACCTCCGAAATGATGCTTTGTTACGGCGATGGCAAACGGCTCGATCTCCGACGCCCATACCGCCGTTCCTTTGCCGTGGATGCTTTCCCAGCAGAGTGGGAAGCCGCCGATCCCATCAAACAGGCTGCCAAGCGTCGCGCCCTCCGGGAGATACGCCGCCATTCTCCCGAACATCCAGCGCCAGAACGGGAGCGCGATGGAGTTTCCGAGCGCTTTGTACTTCGGCGCGTCCGCTTCCTTGTGTACGCGGCCTTTCTCGTCTGTCCAGTCGCCGATGCCGACCCATCCGTCCGGGAAGCCTTGCAAGCGGGTACATTCCAACGGCGTCAATCGGCGCACCACCATGTTCTGCCGGACTGTATTATTTAGATTCAGGCTTTGCCCGCCGCTTTCTTTTGCTTGCAGCGTACCGTTTATCTCTCCGCCCTCCCGGAAGTTCCGGCAGTCAACGGCACACACAAGGTCTGTCCCGCCCTTAAAATCCCGTTGCTTGCAGTTGCTTGCAACGTTTCCCTCACGGTAATCACCAAACCCCTGCATTTGATACGTCAGCGGCACTTGATTTCCTCCGGTTCCCATTCTCGCTTGCAAGGATGGAGATACGCCGCCGCAATCCCGGATAACGTCACATGCGTGTGACATGTCCAGCACCGTTGCTGCGCAAACCGCCGGTCGGTCAATCGTATTGAGGGTGTAGCTTATGTCCTCTTTCCATCCCTTGCCATTGCATCCGGCGGTATCGGCACGGTCTATTCCGTTGCCCTGTAAGCAGAAGATCGTTGGATTATTCACGCCGCCACCAACGCCACCTTGCAGGCAGGGGGATTTCGCTTCGGTGCTGAACACCCGTTTGCTCTGACAATCCCACGGCGTCAAACAACCTTTGTCTCCGCCGTCACAGTCTCCCCGGATTCGGACTGCATAAGCAGAACAGTTTTCAGCACCTCCGGCAGTTTCTTCCCGCGCCGTTCCGCCCTCCGGAGAATCCCGGCACACGCCTTCGGCGTCAGGTTGTACTTCGGGTCGGGATTCTCTTCCAGAATCTGCGACAACTTCGTGGGCACCGGAATCTTCGGCTCCTCCGAAACGTTCAAAGAGGATGTCCCCTGCAGTGGATCCGTTAAAATCGACCACCATGCTGATACGCCGTCTGCGCTGTGGAACTCCCCAGTATTGGGCGTCGTGTGTTCTCCAAGCAACGCTCCATCCGTCGCCGAGCATTCCTCCGGCTTTCGTCCACTTCTGCTTGCCCGGCAGTCGAGGAAGAGAAAATCCCGGATCTGCGATGCGTACAGCTTCTTCCAGCACGGCTCCGAAGTCTCCGAATCCATCCTTGAAGTTGCTGCTGAATGCGCCGGGGACATTCTCCCAGACCATATACCGAGGTCGAACAAGCTCATCTGTCCGTCCAATGCTTCTGTCATGCTCTCTCATCTCCTTGACGATTCGTATCTGTTCCATGTACAAGCCGGAACGAGCGCCGGCAAGTCCCGCACGTTTCCCCGCGATGCTCAAATCCTGGCACGGAGAGCCGCCAGTGACACACCATACGGGAGAAATTTCCGATCCGTTTATTCGCGTTATATCGCCGAGATGGTTCATTCTTCCGCCTCTACGAGCTCACCGTTTCTGGCGGCAAATGCCTTTTCCGTCTGGCAGATGATGCTGCCGCCGTAGGAATTGCGCGTCAGATCGAAGAACTCTTCGGGCGTCAGCTCATCGCTATCGATGTCAACGTCATGCTGTCGGGCAAACTCTCGCCGCCCCTGTTCGCAGCTCCCGGTCAGCCGGTGGTGCCACGAGAAAAAGTCCATGGCCGGGCGTTTGACACCGGGCTTGAACTCTTTGCAGAACGCCGCGATACGTTCTTCCGTAGGCATATCGTCAAAGAGCTTTTCGAGCAGCGCTTCCCGCGCCTTGTGCAACGTCTCGCCGTGGGCAAATGTGTTGCCCTGCTTACACACAAAGGTCGGGGCAAGCAAAAAATCGGGGCCAACGATAAAGCCCTTGGCAACGTTGCCGATGATGCGCGTGATAATCGTCGGTACGCCGTCGATCATATCGACCGACTGACCGTTAAAAGATTTTATTCCATCGCCAGAATCACGACCGCAACCGGAGCCATCGTCAACGCCAGAGCTGGAGACGGAACCACAGCCGCGTCCGCGGCAGGAGATGGTGCCGGAGCCCGAGCCATATCCACGCCCCAAACCAGAACCAGCGCCATATTCAGAACATGATCCAAACCCCGATCCAAAAGGAGAACCTGAACCAGAACCTGAACCAGAACCTGACCCACAACCGTTGCCTTCGAAATAATCCGTATGGAGGAACGCCTCCCGCGTCAGCACTTCCATTCGTACACCGCCTTGATGCTCGATTCGGCCTTCTCCGTGCAGGGGATGATCTCAAGAGCGTCGAGGATCGTGATTTCCTCCACCGGTGCCGGGAACTTGCAGTCGCCTGGCTTGCTCGTGCCGTCGATGGCGAGCTGTGAGATGCTTGCCGCGCCGTCCCAATACCAAATACGGCGGCAGTCGGTGAGCTGGACTTCCCGCCCATCTCTGGCGGCAAGGGTTCCCGCGAACACGCCGGAGCGGTCTCCGCGGACGATAACGTACTTTCCGATGTTTGTTTCTTTCATGTTTGTTACTCCTTTTCGTTTGGTTTATTTTCAAGATTTGCCAGAAGTTTTTCGAGCCGGTCGCGGTCGTCTCCATGCGGCATACGGGCAGGAGTGAATTTCTTCGGCGCTTCCGGCTCGTCTTTGAGCGGGAAAACACCCTGCCAGCCTCGCTGGATGCTCTGGTTGAGTATGGCGATCTTCTTCTCGTCATCGCCGGGGGCGAGCTGTTCCAGTTCGGAAAGCGTGAGAGCAAGGGCGCGGTCGGTAAGCGGTTTGCGCATCTTTTTACGCATTTCCGCAAACTCGTTCAAAGCCGCATCCAGCGCGGAAGCGCCTTTATGTTTTTCCTCGTCAGAGGGAAAACATCTGTCTTTGTCCTTGTCCTTGTCTTTGTCCTTGTCCTTGTCTTTGTCCTTGTCTTTGTTATTGGCTTTTTTGGGTTTTTCAAAAAAGGCTTGGGTTTTTTGGGTTTCTGAATTAACCGACGGCTTTTTCGGTCTGCCGCCCTTTTTCCCGTTCTCGGATTGCCGCGCACAGAAGTCGTTATAGCTGCCCTTATCCCTATCTATCTGCCACTTCATCTGCGGAAAGACAAAGCGCTCGTTCCCGCGGAGGTCGGGGACTTCGCCCGTGCTGCTGTAAGTAAGCAGCGCCGTGAAAAGCCGCCCGCGCTCCGCGTCGTTGAGTGGTTCAATCGCAGTAAGGTAGCTGTGATAGGCATTGAAGCTCTCTAATGCCATTGTGCGCCTCCGTTAAAACGGAAGCTGTCCGTCATCTTCCGATTCGGGGATCTCCGAAAATCCCTGCTCCGGGGCAGCGCCGCCAGATTCGGAAGAACGCTTGCTTTCGCAGAACTCGTGCCGGTCAACGATGATATCCGTTGTGTACCGCTTCACGCCGTCCTTTTCGTAGCTTCCGGTCTGGATGCGCCCCTCGACGGCGATCTTCATTCCCTTTCGGAGATAGTTCCCGGCAAACTCCGCCGACTTCCCAAAGGCGGTACAGTTCAGGAAATCCGCTTCCGGCTGTCCCTCGGCCTTTATATTCCGATCAACGGCCAGACGGTAGGAGGCAACCGATTTGCCGGAATTTGTCTGCCGAATGTCCGGGTCAGCGGTAAGCCGACCGATAAGGATTACTTTATTCATGGATTTCACCGCCGTCCTTTACTTCTCCGGTTTCCTCGTCAACCTCGGCGAACTCGGCATCAAAGACCGTTTCATTCGGCACAGAATACATATCGTCCGAAAGCCCTTTCTTGATGACTTCATCCTGCACCGCCGCCCGGACGAAATCAGATTTCAGCGGCGCGTATTTCAGGACGCGCTTCAGCACCGTCTTTTTCGCCATTTCTTCAAAGTTTGTCTTCCACGGAGAAAAGCTGCTGCCGTATGCCTTGCTGTACTTCGCGGCGTGCTGCCGCACATCTTCCATGCTCATGACTTCAAAGCCATAGCCGCCGCTTTTGGTCTTGAAAACGGCATAGACCTTGACAGGCTCGCCCCGGTTGCTGTCAGCCGGTTTGTGCGTAAGCTTCGGCTCAAGGCCGTATTCGCATTCAAATTCATCGTTGGCATAGACAACGTGCGCCTGAATGACTTCCACTTCGCCGGAACGGTACGCAAGATCAATAAGCCCTTTGTAGCCAAGCTGGAATTGTGCTTCCAGCGTCCCCTTGTTGTTGTAGGGCAGGACATAAGCCTGTCCGAGCGGCGTATTGACTTCAAGGCCGAGCTGGGCGCTGGTCATCATCGCGCCGAGAAAGCTTGCCGGTGTGCAGCTTCCGAGCTTCGGATTGACGGAGATCGCCGAAAGGACAATGCGCGTGAATCGCTCCGGCGTGATGACGGACGGCAGAGCCTTTGCGATCTCGCCTTCCATGCTCTTGATGTACTGCTGCATCGTCTTTTTTTCCGGCGCTTTCATATCAACCGCCTGACGCTGAATAATGTTTGCCATTGTTTTATGCTCCCTTCATTTCTGTCACCCGGAATGTCCGGGCAGATGTTTCTTTGTAATATCCGGTCAGATCAAGGCCGGGATTTTCCTTTGCAAATTTTTTGCTGTCGAACGTGCGCCGTGTGCTGGATTTCCACGAAACGCGGTAGCCGTCACACTCGCCGCCGCCAGCATCGCCCATGAAGGACTTGATCCTGTTTGCGGCTTCGTCCCGCAGGGTTTCCAGCTCGGCAATCTGCTTGTCAAGGTCTATGTACTGCAAAATAGCCGGGAGCTTCAAAGTCAGATCAACGGTGTCTTCGCTACTTTCCGCGTATATCGTCTTGATTGCTTCTGTAGTGGCGCGTGATCCGTCCGCAGCGGGCGGCGTGTGATTTTTCACCAGCTCCCAAAAGTCCGCTTCTGCGCCCATCAGGGCGGCAATCTCGGCTTCGTCGCGCTCAATGGTGAACCATCGAAAATCGCGGTTGCCGATCAGGACGGCCAGATACCAGCGCTGTTTCCCGGTCATTGCCATGTAGTGAACGCACTGGCAGTAGTAATTTGCCGGATACTCGCCGCCCTTGAACTTCTTCATGTTCAGCTCGGACGTGGTTTTTATTTCCAGCCCCGCGTCCTCGCCGACGATCTCGCGGTCAATATTGGCAATAGCAAACGGATAATCGCTGTTTAAGAAGCTCTGGTTGCACTTGCGAACCTTCTTGCCGGTCTCGGCGGCGAACTTCTGCGCGACAAATTCCTCGAGGAATGTACCGACTTCCGTTGCAATGTTCCCGGCAAAACAGGGGATTTGTCCGGTCTTTTCTGCCCACAGAGCATAAGGCGAGGAAAACGGATTCAATCCCATGACCGCCGCCGCGTCGCTGCCGCCTATGTACTGGCTGCGCAGCTTCAGCCATTCTTCGCGGCTTGCCGTTTTGACTTTCGTGATGCTCATTTTGCTGCTTCCTTGACCTCCGCGAGCTTCTGCCGGAGATCGGCAAGCTCATAGCGCAGCTGATCGTTTTCCTTGCGCGATCTCCAATAGTCGTTGGAGAGGATCACCGCCTCATTACTTGCCGCCTTGGCGACGAGCTCGCGGTATTCCGCAAGAGTGATGCTGATTGTAAACATCGCTTCCGCCTCGCCGGTCTTTTCGTTCTTGACGAAACCGGTGTCATATTCGTTGTTGTAGTAGGGCATTATTCAAGTTCCTTTCCATCAAAAATTTCGTTTAATGCTTTGATCTCTTCTTTGTCAAAATTGCAGATCAAAAGCTCGTGGAAGCGGTCGCGGAGGTTCTGCGCGCAGTCGTCGCAGTAGAGTTTCTCGGCGTACCGCCCGCACAAGGGGCATTTATTCCCCCACTCGATCCTGTCAGACCCGCATGTCGGGCATCTTTCCCAGCCGTAGCCCTCGTCGGCGTAAACGACGGGGTAGAATCCGTCCTCGCCGCAGTCACGGCAGCGGCACGTTCTGGGCACTTGACAATTCCGCCTCCTTTGCTGTAGAATTTGAAGCAAAGTTGTTTTTCCTGTAAGCGCTGTCGGTGTCATCTCCACCGGCGGCGCTTTCGCTTTGTGCGAGCCATGCCAGAACGAGGGATTCCAAAAACGTCTGCATGGACGCGATGCCGTTTCTATCAAGCGCTTGTTTAACGCGCTGTGCGGTGCTTTCGGTCAACCGGCACTGTAACCGTATGGGCTTGACGCGGCGCGGTGTGCGGGGCTTTCGCTGCGTAACGGCGTCGTAAATCTCCTGCGCTCTGGTGCAAAATTTGACGCCGTAATCGTTCGTGTGGAGCGCCATGCTCACCGTGCCCTTATTGGCCTTCGGGAACTCTTCCCGGAGGGCGGCGGCGATGGCCGTGTAACGTGTGTCATTCATTCCACACCAACCCCCACTCTTTGCCCGTAGACGTTTCTCACTGGTTTGCCGATATATATGCAGTATGGAACTTCAAGTGTTTGTTGCGCCGGAGCTTCTTTCCCATCCACGAATCACACGCAGCTCGTCCGCTGTGTCGATCATCGCAAAGCAGATTCGCATATACGCGGCTGGGCTCATGCCCTCCGGCAGCTCGGCAGGATTCAAAACGATATGGCCCTCTGCTTCCAGTTCCGCCTTTGCCGCAGCAAACTGTTTGCGGTATTCGGGATTGCCGGTGATCTTACCGGCGAGATAGATAATCATTAGTGCCGTCCTCCTCTCTGCATGATCGCTGTGTCCGGCATTTGAAGCCAGCGGCAGCAGTCATCGGCGAGGCTCGAAAATCCGTAGACGGCGAAGATGCCCTCGATGACGGCAAAGCCGAGACCGTTATATTTTCCGAATTTCCAGACGAAGAAGATCACAAGCGCCAGAAGCGTCATGATCGCGGTGGTGGCGAAGGTCGCCTTTGCTTTTGTCATGGTTGTTTTTCCTACTTTCTGCGGCGGTGCGCCGATTTTTGTACTCTCTTTGTGATGTCGATGGTGTAATCGGCGATGGGGTGCAGCTTTGTCCGCGCTTCCCGCCGGGCTTCGCATCCGGCCTTGAACTCTGCGTACCGGAGGCAGGATGCATGACATCCGACGTGACGCTCAGAACAGTCCTTACACGGGGCGATCATCGCCTTTGTCCTTCTCGGCAAGTGCCTCTGGGTGATTGTGGATGTAATTTCGTAGAAGCTCACACCATAGAGTGTCGCGCTGCTCCTGCGTGATTTCCCGTGCTTTGATCGCCCCGGTGTTTCGGTTGATGACGATGGGCATTTTATTCTTCTCCCTTCTTCTCGGATTTGATGCCGTCAAGTCTTCCCTGTAAGCGGTTGTTACCGCTCGATATCGAGTACCTTTGCAATCGCGTTGGCAATCTTGTCATTCTCGCGGTTGCCAGCCATGAATGCGTTGATCGTGCTGACGGAGTATCCCGTCATCTTGGCAATGTCGCCATTGGTAAGCCGCCGCAGCTTCTTCTGCTCGGCGATCTTACCGCGGAAAAGCTCGTAAATTTCCATCACCCCCTTGTGCGCGTTTTGTAAAAAACATTGACTTTTTGCGGCAAAAAGATTATTGTGAAAGTGCCAGCAATCACAATACGGTTTTGCAGCTTTTTCGGAAATCCTTTCCGTTAGGGCTTGGTTTTTTGTTGCCTTTTTTATCCAATGGATTTTACATCGATTACTATACATCAAAAATTATTGTAAGTAAATAGGAAAATCTCTAATTTTTGATGTTTGTTGAAGAGAACAAAAAAGCAGCCCCGCAATTAGCGGAGCTGCACAAAGGGGATAATATCAATGATTCCAATACGTGCCAAAAGAATTTTGAAGGAACTTCGAGATGAGGAAAGCGGCTCTTTGTCTATCGCCGAGCTTGAGACGCGGACGGGGTTTTCGTATCAGAAAGTGCGAAACTTGTGCGACTGTCTGATTGATATGGGTCTCGTTCTGCGCGGCACGCCAAAGGCTTATACATCGGATTATGTTGTTATCACCGCCAAAGGAAGATATAGACCTATTTATATTTTCAATGCCGGAGCGGATTTTCTCGCAAGGAGCGTTGTTGTCCCGATTCTTGTTTCTGTTGCGGCGGCGATCATTGTTCTGTTAGTTCAGAGCGCGTAAGGGTTGTTAATATAGATTTCGTCCGGGTCGATTATAAAACGGCTGGTTCCGTATGTGTGCTCGGCGTAGTTGCTGACTGTCCACTCGGATTTCTCAAAATCCTTGCAATCTACATCCTTCCGGCAAGCGATAGCAAAGGCGCGTCTTTTATAAACGTACACGAAACAATGTTTGCAGCCGGTACACTCAATGCCCTTTAACGGTAGCATTCCTTTTTCCGTCGCTTCTTTTATTGCCTTGTTAAATGTTTTTTCCGTTTCGAGAGAAACTGTAAGCTCGTTCAGTTTTTCTTTCAGCTCCGAATTTTCCCTTTCAAGCTGATTTCTCGTTTTCATCGTCGTATCCTCCTTTTATTTCGTCGGCTTGAAATACTGCGTCCCCTCGGATGGGAGGTGGGAAAATCAAGAGATTCTATACAGATTCGTTCGCCGAGGCGGTCTCGCTCATCGCCAAAGGCTGGAAGCTGGATAGTGTCGCTTATTTCGTCAATAGCGACGGGATAAGCATCATCCTATCTAAGTAACCTAATCCAAGCGCTTTTATATCCCCCGCAAACTTCGGGGATGCAGTATTTCAAGCCGACCTGTTTTTTAACACTTTGCGTCCTTCCGGGAGGAGGTGATGTGCATAAAGACTGTTACAACGTACAATGCCGCCGAAGCAAAGCGCCTAATTGCTAACGGCTACGTTCTGGACAGCATAGCGTACTTCGTGACCAAGGCGATCTACTGCTATACGCTGTCGAAGCGGTAAAGGCTTTAACCATTCCCAAGCGCCCATCCGGACGCACAGTGTTTTTTGTAAGTCCATTAAAACATCAAAAATTCGCGTAAGTCAAGAGGTATTTTATGTTTTACAACAATCTAAAAAATCTTTGCAATCAGCGAGGGGTTAAAGTTACCAATGTAATTACATCGTTGGGAATAAGTCAGGGGAGCATGTCACATTGGAAATCCGGCGGCGTTCCAAATGCGAAAACGCTAAAAATGTTTTCTGACTACTTCGGCGTCCCTGTTGATGCTCTGATATACGGTGACGGTGCTGCCAGCAATCCGGCCCCGGCCATCATTGCAGGTGTTTCGGATTCCAAAAGAGAAATGATCGAACTGATTCTTTCCCTGCCGGATGATAAGGTCAAGATTCTGCATCAGATAACAAAAGCTGCACTTGATTTATAAACCATTCAAACTGCTCCTCCGTCATTTGGCAAATCATTTCTACAAGCTCCATTCGCTCTTCTTCCATCTCGCCCTCCTTATTTTATTGCCTTTCGACAAATTTTGCCTTGATTCTATCGGTAAAAAGAGTTATTCTAAACATATCCACAACAAAAATTAAAGGGAAAGGAATAGCACTATGAAAAATGGGAAAATGGTCGTATGCAAGTGCTGCGGCGCAGAAATCGCAAAGAGCGCAAAGGTATGCCCTAATTGCGGAGCGCGGCGCGGTCGTAAGTGGTGGCAGATAGTTCTTGGAATTATTATTTTGATTTCTGGCATTGGGACGTTGGCTGGGTCGTTCGGCGATTATACGGAATCGTCTCCGAACGCAACGGCGAAGCCGGACACTACAATTTCGATGTCTGAATTTGAGCGTATCGAAACCGGAATGACATACGACGAGGTTGTTGAGATCGTGGGGACAGACGGCGAACTCTCTACCTCCGTCGATATGTTCGGAAGTGAACTGAAAACGGAAATGTACGTCTGGCGCGGGAACGGTTCAATAGGCTCAAACGCGAACGTTACATTTCAAGGCGGTACGGTAGTTGCGAAATCACAGGTAGGGCTTAAATAAGCTGCCCCGGCATTGGCGGCAACCTCTGCCGGGGCTTTGGGGATGTGGTAAACCGACACGTCTGCCACGATTCAAGCGTACCCTTTTCTGTTCATAGAGTCCATGTTTCAAATTGCAAATCAGGAGGAAGATTCAAGAACCGTTCCCAAAACTGCCGGGAAAACAAACAACTGAATGGAGATGGAGAGAGTGTCAGCGCTCACAGACTTGCAGCCTTACTTAGATGAGTATACAACAAAAATTCGCAAAGCGAAAAATGCCAGCGGCTTCACCCTGCAAGAATTGTCAGACCTGTCAGGTGTTCCATACAACAACATCTGCGACACGAATGCAGGGCGGGTCAAGCACCCGCTCCTTTTTTATGCCGCTGCCACTTGTAAGGTATTGAATCTATCGCTGAATGAGCTTGTCGGTCTGGATGAACAGCCGGACACACAGCATGTCCATGATTTGGAATTGGAGAACGTGCGGTTATCCGGCGAAGTAAAGCATCTGCAAGAAATGAACGCAGGGCTGAGAAAGCAGGGGGAAACCCACACAAGGACAATCTATATGCTCATAGGCGTATGCAGTATTCTTTTGTGCGCCGTTGTATGGTACGTCATCTTCGACATCCAGGTAGAGACCGCCGGTATTTTCCGCTCGGCTGGGACAAGCATTTTTGCGGGCGTCCTCGCCCTGATACTGAACGCCTCCGTCGCAACCATCATTTACGCCTTCAAAAGCATCCGCAAAGGGAGAAAGAAATGAGACTGACACACGGAGCGTACATTCTCGCGCGTTTCTCAACCGACAATCAAGAGGTGGACAGCATCGACGTACAGGTGCAGAAGTGCCGCGAGTGGTGCGCACGGGAGCACCTTTCTGTACTGGACGTGTTCGCGGATGAAGCTACATCCGGCATGAAGAACACAAGACCGGAGTATGCGCGCATGATGCGCCAGCTCGCCGAGGGCGGCGCGGACACGGTTGTTATCTACGATCAGTCTCGAATGTTCCGCAAGCTGACGGCGTGGTTTCAATTCCGCGAACAGATGGCGTGCTATGGTGTGCGCGTCGTTGCCGTGACGCAGCCGATCATCGGCGGCGACCTGCGCGACCCGATGACGTTTCTGTCCGAGGGAAGCATGGCTCTGATGAATCAGATGTGGGTGCTCCAAACGCGGCAGAAGGTCATCGAAAAGATGCGTTACATGGCCGAGCAGGGCAAGCATACCGGCGGAAAGCCGCCGCTGGGGTACGACGTAGAGGACGAGCGCCTTGTCATCAACGAGGATGAGGCTGAAACCGTACGTGAGATATTCCGGCAGTACGCCGCGGGGAAATCGTATCGGGAAATAATAAAATGGCTGAACGATTCCGGGACGCGCACAAAACGCGGCGGATGCTTCGGAACGAACAGCCTGCATGACCTGTTGAAGAATGAGAAGTATATCGGGAATATTGTGTACGGCAGGAGCGAGCGCCGACCGGACGGTACGAGAAATTCGCATTCTTTTTCTGTCAGAACGATGCGGATAGAGAACGCCGTCCCGGCAATCATCGACCATGAAACGTGGGAAAGGGTGCAGAAGAAGATGGAAGATAACCGACGTGTACAGGCTGGAAGACCACCGAAGGCAAGGGAATACCCGCTCAAGGGGAAAGTGTTCTGCCGGGAATGCAAAAGCGCCATGACGATCGTCAGCTCGAAAAAGACGTATTACTATTACGCATGTTCCGGGAAAAAGCGAACCGGGCAATGTGATAATCCGCAGATCGGCGCAGGAGAGTTGGAAAACATCGTCGCTGATGCTATACGCGAAATTCTGGGAAATCCGGGAAACATAGAAAACATTATCAGCATTATCCGGGAAGAGAAAAACGAAATAATCAACGTCGCCACACGGCGAATGCAAATTCTTCTCGCCCGAAGGATGGAAATCAACCGGCAGCTCGAAGCGGGAACAAATGCGATTCTTGCGGGGCTGCACAGCCAGACATTGAAAACGAAGATGCAGGAGCTTGAAGAAGAGCTTGCGGAAATTGACAGGCAAATGACAACGTTGAAACACAGCGCCGATGGTACGCAGATACCAGAGGATCGACTTAGGGCGTTGTTAAACGCCGCAGGAGACGATGTAAACGCGCTTTTGTCGTTGGTAATGCGCGTGGAAGTCGGCAAAGACAAAATCGTTGTATGGACGCTTCTGGACACAGACCCTAACGGACATTTTGACTTTTCCGAAGATGGAATAAATATTGACTTACAGCCGGTAGACCGAGGGGCCGAAAATTCAGGGTGTCCCCTCACCGGTACCACGAATTTCCATAACTTTTCCATCGCAGGCGGGCTGCTAAAATTCAGCATACCGCGAAAGAAACGCTGGGGTTGATCCCCGGCGTTTTCTTTTTGAAAAATTTTCTTTTTCCCAAATTTCTTATTGATATATCACCAACTTGGTGGTAATATAATAGACGTAAACAGAAAATACAGAGGGGTTGAGCCCCGGAAAGGAACAAAAAAATGAAATTTGAAATCATCGACAACCGCGAGCTCGACCTCACCGGCAAAGGTTACAAATGGGCGCACGATCCGATGCAGTTCGACCGCGAAGTGCTTGACGACATCCGCCGCACCCGCGGCGAGAATTACGCCGACAGCCTGAGCGACGATCTTTTCGACGGTTATTCCCCGATCTGCCGCGGCGAAGACGGCGAGCTGTACTCCGTGCTCTTCGACTTCGGCGGCGACGCTCCGCGCCCGGTGTTCTGGTGCAAGGTGGCAGTCAATGAGTGAGATCAAGGCGCTGCGTGAATCGACCGGGCTCACGCAGCGCGCCTTTGCAGAGCTGCTTGGAATCCCGAAACGAAGCATTGAAAACTGGGAGAGCGGTGTTTCCAAACCGCCGGAGTACGTCGTCCGGCTGATTGCATTTTACATTGCGAACAAGGAAAAGGAGGGCTGAAAAGCCCTCCTTTTTGCTTTGCTCACTCAACGATGCATTCATAATACCGGACAAGCTTATCCTCGTCCGCGTCCTTATCGCAAAGGAACGCTTCGGCAAGGTCGGCGTAAAACTCCGTGTTGTTGACGTTGAATTTCTTTGCCACCTTGTAATAGTCCGAATACAGCATGTTCATGGCGACGTAGAACTCCATCGGATCACAGTCTATTTTCTTCTGCTCAAGAAGATTCTTGGTCTGGTCGTAGCTCCAATGCGCGCCCCTGCTGCCGTCCTCATTCTCAAGGCCACGCATCCACTCGTCCGCCATTTCGCGGGTCATGCGGTCGTACCCTCCGGCATAGCCGCGGTCGTACTCGCCGCCGTAGCTCTCGCCCATACGAGGCTCGTAGGAGAATCCGATTCGTCGGCGGTCGTCGTAGTAGTCCGTGTATTCGTCGCGGTATTCGTTGCGCGTGGCATAGCGCCCGTTGTTGTAATGCTCGCGGCCTCGGCTGTCGCGGTATCTGTCCTGCGGCTCATAGTCACGGTTATTCTGTATCTGGTAGTCTCGGATTCGTCTTATTCTGTCCGCTCTCATGTCGTCGCTCCTGTCTCCGCGTTAATGGCGGTAAGATCATTGCTCGGCGAGCAGCACGGCTTCCCGATCATTCGGAACGTGCCGCCCGTTGCGTTGGTGACTACAATCGTGCTGTACTTCGTCCGCGTCCGCACACCACACGCAGTTACGGGAGCGCAGCATCGATTCGTCAGCGGGAACTGCGCCGTTCCCGCGCCAATGGTGAACACGACCGGCGCGTTAATCGTCGCCGTCGTTGGGATGCTCTGCGCCAGAACGATGCAGTATTTTTCACCGTTGGAATAGTTGCCGTCCGGAAGATTGACAACCAGATTCCCGCCGGTAAACGTGATCGCCTGGCTAAGGATCAGCCTTTTGCAAAGCTGACATACAGGTTTGCAAGCCATTTTAAACTCCTTTCAGGGGCGGGATGTCCCGCCCCGATCACATTTTCAGCACCCGCAGCAGGTGTTCTGGGTGCAGCAGTAAGGGTTCTGCACCTGATACGCGGGAACGGGGGACGGGCGCAGCGCGTTAATGAGCGTCGCGTTCTGGGCGCTCTGGGACGCGGCCAGACGCAGCGCCTGATTATCCGCTTCAAGGCTCTGAATCTTGCTCTGCGTGAGGAAATCGAGGATAGCGCGGGTTCCGGCGTTCTGATTGTCCGTGATGTCGCGAGCAGCATTCTGGATGGTGTTTCGGGTATCGCACGCCTGCGTAGCCATGTCATAGCGCACCTGCGCGATAGCCTGCCGGTTCTCGCAGCAGCAGTTCTGGTTCTGCATCTGCATGGCGTTGAGCTGCTGCATGAGTGCCGCCTGCTGATTGCATCGGGCAAGCTCCGCCGCAGAGAAACCGCTCGTCACGGCCTGCGTCACACCGGCAAAGCCGTTGAGCATTCCGGTGTTCATCGCGTAGAAGCCGTCACAAACGCCGTTGTTCACCGCATCGATCTTGCGCTCAATGTTCGCAAAGTCAGAGGTAAGAACATAGCCATCGACTACACCGCCGGAATTACCGCCGCCGCCGAAGCCATAGCCGCCGTTGCCCCAACCGAAAATCAGCGCAAAGATGATGATAGCCCACCAACCGTCACCGCCGAACATCCCGCCGCGGTTGGAATTTCCGTCGCCCTGTCCGGCGAGGAATCCGCTCATAAAATCGTCTGCCATAGAAAAAACTCCTATCAGTTTATTTACATCCGGGCGCGCGCCTCCCGGCTGCATTCGAGAAGCGGCTTTTGATCAAGATGCCGGAACTGATAGGAGAGTGTTTATTTAAGCCCGAGACATCGGGCGATTTCGTCAATCGTTGTTCCGCGTTCCTTCGCCATGTTCTCCGCCATCTGCCGGAGCTGGTCGGGCGTCTTGCCCTGTACCATCTTTAATGCCTGTTGCGCTCGCGGATCACGTCCCGCCATCTGCTGCATTAGCGTCATCGGGTTTCCGCCGGTACGGGCAAGGTTAATCAAATTGAAAATTGGATTATTCATCATCATCTTCTACCCTCCGGCGCTTTTTCGCGGTCAGCTCCGCCCGCAGCGCGTCAAGGTCGGCTTTCGTGGCGTACTCTACTGCCGGAGCTTGTTCCGGGGTGAAGAGTTTGAAATCAAAGAAATCCGATGCACCCGTCTGCTGGTTGAAGCGTTTCAGGTAGATCATTCCGTGCCCAATGTCCGGCATGACGACACCGAGAGAAAAGTAGTCCGTGCTTGTGGCAATAGCCTCTTCGCGGCTAGTGACTGGCTTGCAGACGTATCCGGGAGCAATCTGCTGCACGGGCTGCGGTCGATGATATCCGCCGTAAAACTGCTGTGGCTGCTGGTAGTAGTTTTCCATTGCTTCACGTCCTTTCTGCCCCCATTGTCGCATAAAAAAAGAGGGCTAACCCATCGGTTAGCCCTCAATAATCCGTCAAAAACCCATCATTCGATTGCAGCGGCGATCTTGTCCTTGATCGCCCGTATACGACGCTCTACCTTTTCCGTGCCGTACAGTTCCGTGTCCGTCTGCATGGCGAAGGAGATTTGCAAAACGCTCATGCCCTTTGCCCGCAGACGGAAGATTTTTAATTCCTCATCGGTAAAGCCGCAGTCCCGCTCAAACTGTTCGCGCAGCTCTCGCGGGAATTGCAGCTTATTCTTTGTCCCCGGCGTTGTTAAACTCCGTAGGATGCTCTCTGTCGTCATCGGCTACACTCTCCATATATGCGTTAAAAAGTGTCTCTGAGAGGCTTTCAGACGCCTCCACGCCATTGATGCGGCAGAATGTTTTTACGGATTCTTTCATGATTCCGCAGTGTCGGTTTACAAAGTTTTTGTTGCCGTCAGGCGGCTTTGAACTTATCGTTCATTTCCTTAACGGCGGCTTCGAGAAGCACCTTAAGCTCGTCCTCCGTGGTTTTGATGCCCTTCTGTTCGAGCATGGAGGCAGCGATAGCCATGGCGCGGGACAGTTTCTCGTCGCCGTGGATATCCTTATAAACCTGTTCAATGTACGCAACGGTAGTTGCCGCTACCTTGCGCTTGGTATCGGTGTTGACGCACTTTTCGTACAGCTTCGCGGCGTAGGACGCGGCAATGCCGCAGATGGCGAGGATGATGTACTTGATGATTTCCATGCCGTAGGTAGTGATGATCTCGTTCATGGTCTTTCCTCCTAAAATTATTTGTGTTCGAGAATGCTGATACGGTTCTCGTGGTCGGTCACGCGGTCGTCCAGCTCCTCGTTTTCTCTTTTACGGTGATTGATTCGTTCGTGAAGCTGCTTATGCTCTTCCGTGTTGGATTCCTCCAGTTTGCCGTTTGCCTCTTTCTGCCCGTTTACAGCATCAGTAAGTTTGACGATGTTCGCGTTGAGTTTCAAAATCGGCACAACAATGGCGGTTCCGAGTGCAATGAGTTCAGCGAGTGTGCGCACCATTTCCATTTCTGTCATGTCAAGCCCCCATGATTCTGTTTACTTCGCCCTGCACGAGATCGTAAAACCACGCGCCGAGCTTCTGCTTTCGCTCCTCACCGTTGCCCCACTTCCCGTCAAGCACCTCCTGCGCCATCGCCGGAATGCTCACGGTCATCCCGTCTTTCCCATCGGGATCCGTAGGGGAGGAGCTCTGATCCTCCAGCTCCCCGAAGTACGAAAGCGGGACATGCATGATGTCAAGGTCAAGCGGCTCCCCGCGGTACTGGTGAAAGATGCATTTCCCAGACAGATCGGGATAATGCTCCCCGTCGTTCCAGCCCCAAGCCGCGATCCATTTGTCATACCCCGTGTCCCCGATTCGGTTTTCAAACCAGTCGAGATTTGCGTACACGCCGGTTTTGTTCCCCGCGTCTTCCATAGCCGCGCAGAACGTCTTGCACATGGCGGTGATTGTCTCGTTAGACGGGAAGCCGTTCGTCTGCTTGTACCCGTCCGCGTCCTCCATGTCGAACCACACGCCGAGACGGGGCTTCCGGCCATTGAGGAAGCGCAGACACCGCTCCGCCTCCACTTTGGCTGTCTGCACATTCAGCGCATAGCTGTACCAGTAGATGCCCCACGGGATACCGAGCGCGTCGCATTTGGCAATGTTGCGCTCCGCCCATTTGTCGGCATTTCGGATGCCGTAGCCGCCGCGGATGATGACGAAGCCATCCTTGTACGGCGTAAAATCGAAATCTCCCTGATGCTCGGAAACGTCAATACCGTTCATTTCCATGTTCCTCCTGCTTTGAATTCTGCCAGCGCATTTTTCCAAGTACCGCCCTTGCGGTACAGCGTCGCCTGCTTCCACGTCCCGCCGACCTTGAAATAAAGCGTCGAACCGAGCAGCGCAGGGGCGGTAAAGGTCGCGGTTTGAACGGCGACCGCGGCGCCAATGCCGCCAACCTTGACGGTGATATTTACACCCTCTCCGGCTTCACCGACGAAATAGAACGTTGTCGTTCCTTTTGATACGTCGAAGGATGTATCCTCTGTGCCGCTGACGCCGCCGATATCGCATCGTAGCGTCCATTTGCTGGGAGGGTAATAAGTCCCGTAGCTGCCGTTTGCGCTCGTAAGCTCTGCTTTAACGGCGAACTGTCTTCCGTTCAGTCGTGCGATATACAGCGTTCCGGAAAGGCTCCAATGGTTCGCCCTTCCAGAAACACTCTTTTCCTGCTCCCAAGCGCTTCCAGACGGCAGCTCCGGCGCTGTCTGTGACCATGCCATACTCTTACCTCACTCCGAATACATGAGATAGATATCCCCGTCGCTGCCGAGATCGGCGGACGGCTCCGTCGTTCCGGCGTAAACGTGCCGCACCTGATCGGCGGCAAGGCCGAACTTCGTATACGGGATATCGTCTGCAAGCTGCCCCGCGCCAACCGTCTTGTCCGCGATCTTTTCCGCCGTAACGACCTTGCCGCCGAGATTCGCTGTGCCTACCGCGCCGTTAGCGTTGGACAGCGCTCCAAGATTCGCCCGCGCCGTTGCTGCGTCTGCGGCTCCCGTGCCGCCGGAATCGACGGGCAGCGCGGTGGTCTTAAAGGCCGCTCGGATTTTTGACACGATGTTAGACCAAGGGGTTTTCCGATTCAGCGATACGGAAACATCATAGAACGGGAAATAGTCCCCGTCCGCAAGCGTCGCTTCTGCGGCAAGATCTTTTGTCGCCGCCTGTTTCGCTTCAATCGCATCCGGAATCGTAGTTTCATCATCTGCGCTCACATGGATATCATCGCCGGTTAACGTCACATTTCCGGATGCGTCCGGCGATTTCGTGTTCACTGACACGACAGAGCCGGAGCCGTTCATGCCGTTATAGACGGAGAATGTGGTAAACTCTCCATTGTCGAACGTGATTTTGTATGTGTCCGTCGTACCGGCGGCGTGTGTGCCGCTTTGCAGCGTGATGGACGCTATACCGTTGCCGTTCTTTACGTTGAACGTGGAGGTTGTCCCGTCCGTAAGCGTCACGGTGTAGGTATCCGTCAAGCCGTTCGTTCCCGTCTTTGCAATGCTCTTAATGGATGAACCGTTTGTCACGGTAAAGTTGGTGCTTGTGTTGTCCGAGAACGAGATTTTGTAAGTGTCCACAAGGCCGGACGTGCTGATTTTGGTTACGCTGGTGATTGCCCGCCCGTCCGTTCCCTTGTCGCCCTTTGCGCCGGTCGCGCCACGTACCGAAGTAGTTGTTACCTCCGTATCGTCCGCCATCGTGAACGTAAGGGTATAATCATCGTTAAGAGTGATGCTCTTAATGCCGCCGTGTCCGTCAAGCGCCGTCGCAAGATCGTTGATAAGCACTTGTCCGGTCAGAGACTTAGCCTGTCCTGCCTGTTCCATAACAAACAGGTCTGTCGTTGTTACGGTTGATGCTCTCGGAAGCTCGCCTACTGTTTTGTCCGCCAAGGATTAGCCCTCCTTCGTTTCCGCCGCCATCAATTTTTCAATAAGCAGCTTAATGTAAACGAGCTTCTCGAAATTCTCCCATCCATCGACGCGGAGAGTGCCGAGAAGCTCCTTAATTTTATTAAGTTCTTCCATGCTTAAACCTCGCTAGCATACTTCTGCCGCAGCGCCGCACGCTGTCCGCCGGTTTCATTGACAAGATATTCAAACTTGGTATAGTGCTCGAATACCGTCTCATCTCCGTTTGCGGCTACATAGCGGATTTTCGCCGTTTTCTTCTCGTCACCGAAAATCGCCGCCGCTTCAACAAAAGAAAGGCCAATCAGCGTGACATAGAGCACGCCAACCGTAGCAATGCCGCAGAACGCGCAAGGGTATTCACTTCCGTCCAGAAAAATAATTTTGTCCACTTTTTCCTCCTTAAATGAGCCGCAATCCTTTGATCTGGTGTGTTACACCGTTAACAGTAAATGTATAAGAGCTATCAACTACCGTTTTCCCGTAAAGGCGAAAAGCCTTGTTGGTAGAAAAGGATCCCGCAGAGGCGTTCATCGCCGCCGCTGTTGCAGCACCGGAAAAAACATCCCCGGCAAAATACCCGTTTGCGACGCCGCCGTTTAAGTAGCCATTGGTATTCGCCGTCGTGATTGTTCCAGACCCTATCTGGCTGCCTTGAATTGTTCCGGCGTCGCCGCCGGTCTGTATCCGGTTGGCATAGACATTCCCGGTAAACGTGCCGTCCGTTGCATACAACTGACCGTAACTGTTTACTCGGAATTTCCCGCCGCCGAGGGCGATGCCGTCCGCACCGATGTACACGCCGTCCACTGTCCCGTACAGCTCCGACAGCTTGTTATATATGGCGTTCTGCGTAATGGTAAATCCGCTGTCCTTGCTGCCGATGAAGCCGGACGTTGCCGTTATCTTGCCGGTAATGTCTACACCGTCTTTCGTAGCCCTGAACACTTCCTGCCCGGAGCTTTCCAGCACAAACCCGTCTGCCGTCAGCGACCATCCGAAAGAGGCGGAATTGCCGCCGGTCTGCGTCACTCTCGCGGCGATCTCCTGCGCGTGCAGTTCCAAAGCCGCCCGCATTTCCGTTTCGCTTGCTTCTCTGGCTGTGACCTCTGCTTGAATGCTCGCGGCATTAACTCTAAGGCTTGCCCTCGTCTCGGCAAACTGCCGGGTGGTCTTCCGGTCGGTCGGGGATTTATATGGATACTCATGGTCAACCGCGTTCTCCTGCGGTGCGGCGATACGCGCCGCCATCAGCGTGGAGAAATTCGTTTCGTTGACATATATGCCGGAAAAAACGCCGTTGATGGTAACGCCGTCGCCCAACTCTGCCGCAGGGTCGAGCTTTGCCCATTCCGTGTCATACGGACGATAGACAAACTCCCCGATGCTCCCTAAGATGTCGTTTGCCATCTGTTGAGAACCCCACGGGCAGTCAAGCTCTAAGACATTATCCCCGCTCCCGGATTCATAGAAGGAATCATCGTCCACGTTGATACGGACTTTTGTATACTTCGGCAGTTCGGGGGTCGTTGTGTATCCCTTTGCGCTTCTTCCGATAAAAACCGATTCAGACAAGGATCCTGTCACCTCCGAACGTGAGGACATACCCGGCGGTATCTACGAGATAGTGTGTCTCGATGCCGATTTCATTCAGCCGGACAAGACGGAGCTTTCCATCGTCCGACATGATGAAATTTCCCGCGTACATTGCCGCGATATATCCGAGGATTTCCCGCATAGAGTAGCCTCCGGGATACTGCACCGGATACCCACGCTGCATGATGTCAAACGTGCGTGTATCGACCTCCACGCCAATATGCCCAGCAATAAGGTTTACAACGTCAATATCCGTTTTGGGCCATTCGCCAATATCACCGTTCACGGGAAAATCGTTCTCGGCCTTTAGCATTGCGTCGTACCCGTGGAATACGATTTCATCCGTGCTCTCTCCATCGGAGCGTGTGTCTATATAGAAAACGCCCTTCGGTATCCACTCGCTTTCCTTCGTGTCGTTCACAGCGCGGATAAACGGCTTGATGGAGGACATTCTCTTAATCGTCGCCGTCGGCTTTACCATCGTGACATCAATTTCCGCGGCTACACAGCACCCGACCATCGGCTTGTCGTCCGTGAAAAGGTGCTGCGTGGTCTTGATCTCTTTGAGCATATTCCCGCCGTATCCGCCGGAATCGGAATCGTAATAAATCCTCGTCCCGCCGAACGTGATATAGTCTGCGTGCTCATCGATCAAATAAAACTCGTCGCCGATGACGAGCTTGGTCTCGAACCAATGCGTACCGGCGACGATTTCCTTGTATGTTGCGCTTGTGTTCTGCATGGCTATCTCTCCACAAGGGCGAGCGCATCAATGTTCCAGCGTTCTTTCCCATCACCGAAAGATGTATCGACCGTAGCCTTGCCTGTGCTGTTGTACATCATTGTAACTTGCGTACCAGTTAACCATGGGTTTGTGTAAGTTACCTCGACGTATTCCGGCAAGAGAGCAGGGAGAACGATTTCAGCGTCCTTGGTGTACAAAGGCTTGAACGTCGCATCAATGCGGAATTTCGTAGCGATCCTCGCCCGGTGCATTGTGTAATCCATCGTGCGCCCTGCGTCCGGGCTGTCGCCGTCCTCTCGTGTTACGGTGTACCCGCCGCCGTCCAGATAGGGGAGCATGTCAATACCGTTTACAATCAGTTTCATTTGCCGCGCCCCCTGTTCCGTTCCTCGGTGTAGGTGTACATGATCTCGCCGACCTTGCGCTTATCAAGGTAAACGTCGCTCGGTTTGATTTGTTCGTTGCCACGCGCCGTTAAACGGTCGAGAAGCGCGTCTAGCTTACTTTCCAACTCTGGGGATATACCATACCCATACCCGGAGGAAAACGCATTAGGCGGCACTACACCGCCCATTGCAACGGCGGGCATTTTCATGTTCAAACCGGCGAACTTGTCCGTCATACGGTCAACGATGCCATCCGCTACCATCGATACCCATTGGGTGTTTCTCTCAAGCGGAATTACGGCCTCCGAGCCGTTTTCACCAGCGATGAACGGAGTGCCTTTTTTGACGATGCCGCCCTTGGCGAGGCGCGGAATAGATACAGAGCTTGCACGCCAGTTTATACCGCCGCCGCCGAAGAATTGCAAAACGCTGCTGAACGCCCCGACGAGGTTATTGAACATCGTAATAACGCCGTTAACAAACGCCTCCACAGTGCCAAGGATACTGTTGATAAGTGAAGCGCCCCAACGTTTTATTTCAACCCATACGTCGATCCATGCGCTCTTGATCTTGTCAAGCGCCGCCGACCAATCGCCGGTGGCGAAACCGTATACAACAGCGGCCAGCGTTTCAAAGATTGCCTTTATAAGTGACAATGCCGTGCGAATAGCGCCGACGATATTGTTAAAAGAATACTGAACGACGCCGTAAAGCAGAATGAATACTTGAGAAAGGACGTTGCCCTTTTCGGAAAGCGTTTTCAGCGCATTGTCGAACCACCCATTGACTATGCCGCTGATCTTGTCGAAAAACGCTGTGATGTCATCCCACCACCCGGACAGGAATGAACCGAGAGCAAGGAACGCTCCGATTGCAAGCGGTATCCATGATCCGGTGAGAAGGGCAAGACCGATACCGATTTTAAGAAACCCGGTTGACATCTCCGCGCACATGTCTTTCGTAAGGCTTCCGGTGTTGATGAAATTTTTAAAAGCATCAATCAAATCCAGAGTGCCGAAAAGAACCAGCGCAATACTCGCGGCAGTTTTCCCGAACGCAAGCCCGATAGCAAGTGCTGCTATCCCCTCCAACAGGTTTTTGATAAGCCCGAGGTTGTTCTTGATCTTGTCGCTGATGGCTACATCTTCGTACTTGATCCCGCTGCCGGAACCGCCACCGCCGCCACCGGAGGACGAATCCTGCGCAATGGTCAGCGTATCAATGCCCATGAGCTGCTTTTTCATTTCCTTTGCAGCGCCAGCGCCGGAGGATAGATTGTCGCTCAACTTTCCCGTGTTGGTTATGGCCCGCTTGAATGTGCTTTTCCCACTAAGAGCCGCAAAGAACGCCGCGATAGCGTCCACAGCCTTTGTGATCCAGCCAATGAGCGTCTGCAATACCGGGATAACCGCAGTAAGAATTGGAGCAAACGCAGCGCCCCATGAGGCCTTTAGCCCCTGCAAAGACGCTTTCAGTTCGTTAATGCTTTTCTTCGTCTCCGGGTCGTTCTCGGCATAAGCCTTTACCGCTTCAATGGTGTATTGCTTTAGCTTTCGGAAAAGAACGAACAGTGAGCGGATACCAATGCCATATTTGAGCAGATTCTTCATGCCGCTTTTGATGGACTGCTGCGCCCCCTCCATCGCGGCCTTGATGTCAGCGCCTTTGGACGCATCGGTGATTGTCTGCGTCAGCTCCCCGGCTCTTTTTTTCTGTTCTTCCAGCTCCGCTGTCTGCTGTTTCAGTTTGTCAACGATTTTCGCGTCCTGCGCTTCAAGCCGCTGTGCGGCTTTCTCTTTCGCCGCGAGAATCTTTTCCTGCTCGGAAAGCTGCGCTTTGATTTCCGCCTGCCGCTGGGTCTCTTCGATCCATGTCTGCGGATCAGCATTGGCGTTAATTGCGGTTTTTGCCTCGCTCTCGGCCAATGAGGATTTCAGCTTTTCGACCTTATCATAAGCCTGCGCCGCCTCATCCTGCGCCTGTTTGAGCTGTTCAACGATGGGTGCGCGTTTCGCCTCGCCGCTCTCCATGTTCTTTTTGAGCCTGTCCATGTCGCGTTGGAGTTTGTCCAATTCTTTGGCGGCTTGCCCGGCGTCGATTTCTACCGGGAATCTAAGTTCTGTCGCCATCGCATCACGTCCATTTCTTCAACATTTCTTCGTCCTCTGCCGTGTACTTCGTCGGTAGTGTTACAAGCTCACGATTCTGCCGCAGCCATTCCCGCTCGTATTTTTCGAGCTTTTTACCTTTGGCAAGTTTCGAGCGCAGCGACACGATCTGCGAGAACGCACAGTCTCCGCCGATCTCCATGTACGCGCCCATGAATGTCCACCAGTGGAGATATTCGACAGAGCGGCATTCGTAGCCGAGCACACGGTTGACCGGCGCGACGATATACGGGAAGTCCTTTTCCCAATCCACAAGGCGGGCGGATTTCTTCCCGTGCGGCTGTCCGAGGTCGATGAACCAGAAGCTCTTCTCCAATGCTTCCGAATAGTCCGTCAGTGTTTCCCAATCGGGAAAAATCGTCTGTATTGTCGCCTCCGCCTTGTCTGTATCGGAAAAATCAGGGTCATTCAAGACCTCTATGAGATCGAGAATAACCCTGTAGTCCGAGCGTATCGCATGGTCTGCACCGCCGACGGAAAGCGACACCGGCAGGGAGTAGATCATTTCTTGAATTTTGCGAGATACTTTTGCAGCTTCGGATTCGTCTTTTTCTTTTCCGCCGTAAAGGTATCGTTCATGTTGTCGATGAGGCAGAGCATCAGGTTGCACCACACGGGCAGACCGTCCGCCATCGCGTAGGTGTTCATCGTGCCATACAGGGGAGTGCAAACGTCAAAGCCGAAAAGACCGTTGATAAGCTCTCGCATCTCCCCGTCCATCGCACGGGCGGCAGCAAAGATTTTCTTCGCGTCGTTCTCCCCGGCGAGCATCGCCTGGTATTTGTCCTGCTGCTTGTCCATCGCGTCAAACGCATTAAAAACGCGCTCGATAAAGTCAATGTCGGTGAGGTTGAGCAACACCGTCACCTTTCCGTTAATGGAGATTTCCTGTACTCCGGTATCATGTCTAAGTTCAAGCATTGCTTAACCTCCTGAAAATTAGGTCTCCGGCGTAAACTCGATAGCGCCGCTAGTGCCCTTCGTGGCCGTGCCCTTCGTGCGCTTGCCGCCGTAGGTCACATTGATGGGCATCCCGACGCTGCCGCCGCCCTCGCCGCCGAGACCAGTGACCTCGACCATGCACGCCTCATAGCGCTCGGCAAACCCGGCGTAAGTGTGGACGATGAGCATGTCCATAGCCGCAAGCGCCATCGCGTCCTGATCGACAACGGCGAGCTTCCAAATCTTCTGCTGCGCCGCGTCGCCGCTGTCCAGCTCGCACGGCTCGAAAGACTGCGTAATGACAGGCTTCTTCATCGTGCCGTAGGTGTCGCCAAGGATGTCCTTCTTGCTTTCGGTAGACCAGTCGTATTCCTCGGAGCTGTCCTCTACGCGCTTGCCGATCACCGACCAAACAGGAGCAGAACTCGTGCCGGTATTCAGATAAGCGAGAAGCAGCTCACGCGCCACAGTCTGCCCCGCAGCAGTGGTAAACGTGTATTCAGCCATTTGTCAATAGTCGAATATGGCTAAAGATAAGTACACGAAACCGCCGTATTTACCGAAAACCATTGAAAAAGGATGCTAAAACGTGCGCCCCGTTTTTGGCGTGGCGCACGTCCGGCGCACATCAGCCGCCGATCTTGCCGGTCTTTTCGTAAAGTTCGCGCTCGTCCGGTGTAAGCACTTCCATGACCTTTTCGCAAAACAATGCGAACTGCTGTTCATTCATTGCGCATATCATTTCTACAAGCTCTTTCCTGGTCTGTTTCTGTTCGTCTGTCATTGCTGCGTACCTCCTGCCGTTTTATGTTCTTCCCGCTCCTGCTCTTCCAGCTTCCGGGAGATCAGAGCGTTGATCTTGATCTTGTTTTCGTCCGTGAGCTGGAAAAAGCTGCTCCGTACACATTCGCAGATTTCGCCGGGGTCAAGCGTAGCCCCGCAATGCGGACAGGTTTTGTAATAGCTCTTTTTCCCTCCTGCCACAAATTGGCCGTATGTAATACCAACTTCCCTCGCTTCTTTATTTATTTCCGAAAGGGTCTTGAATTGCTTGCTTTTCGTCTCTGTTGGCGCTTTTTCTTGATACGCCGCATTGCGGAAGTTGTAACGGCTAACCGCATCCGGCGCTTTACTCGCTGCGTCTGCATTCAGAGACGCGATGTAAATTTCATGCCCCTTTCTCCAAGCCGCGCGGATTTCTGGACGGTCTTTGAACGTGTTGTAGCATAAATAAATTTCCTTAGCCGTTTCGCGCTGCGTCAGTCCGTTTGCTGCAAGACGGGTAACGGCTTGAAAATCAACATCAATTTTGTTTGTTCTGCGCATCTTCTTTCCCCCCATTATCAAGTAGTCCGGCCTTTTCCAGAATGTCAACGACCGCCGCCCGCGTCTCCGGGTCTTGTATCGCCTTTATGAAAAACTGCGTAAACTGCTCTTCGTTCATGCTGTCGATCATGTCTACAAGCTCTTTCCGTGTGTCCGTCATGCTCTCGCACCCCCTACGATCTGCAAAAGCTGTTGATTGAATGATTCAAGCCGGGCATTCTCTCCGGCAAGTTTCGCGTTGTCGAGTTCGAGCGCGTGAATCTTGCTTTCAAGAACGTTTTCAAGACTTCCGGTAGCCGCTTCCGCGCCGTCCTGCACCAATCCGGCCAGAGTGTCAAGCGACAGGCTAAAGAACGCGCAGAGCGTGGCCACATACTCAAACGACGGGTTGACAACTTGACCGACAAGGAACCTTGTAAGGAAGTTGTACGGAACACCGGAAAGCTCGCTGATCTTCTCCGTAGAAAAACCGGATTTCCGCTTTTCATCCACAAACGTCTTATAAATATCCCCAATGCGTGGGCTTATGTATTGAATCGTCATATCATTCATTTTCGTAAACTCCCTTTCAAAATTTGTTCGCAAGGTTTACTAGCAGAATCAAAACAAACTGAAACAAGCCGTTGAAAAGCACGCCGCCGATAGCAAACGCGCCCTTGACGCAGTCCGCCTCGATCTTATCGCCCGCCCCGTTCCGTTGGGCAATGATGCAAACGGCACACATCACCATAGACGCCAACGCCGCAAGCAGCAGCGGCAGGGTAAAAACGATCTCATACCCCATCTTCTTCACCATCCATCAAGAATTTAGCTAAGTCCTCGCTTATATCGTCCGGCGGGCATTCTTCCAGCAGCTCCCGGACTTTGTTTTTGAAATCCGCATAAGAGCCGACGCCGGATGCTTGATACACGCGCCCCAGCTCGATACCATCCCGGAATGCCTCGCCCTCTGCCTCGTTCAGTACGTCCATAAGCTCCGTGTATGTACGATCATCCATCCGCTCTGTTATAGCTTCCAGACCTGCGACCGTGTCCGCGTTCCGCTGCCGGACGTAATGAATATCCGCGTCACCTAACAAGGATTCTATTTTTGTAATCCGTATCACGCTCTCACGCCCCTTTATTCGCGTTCTGCGGTCTCGGTAATGTCTGTGCATTCCCCGACCGCAAAAGCGCCGTGTGGCGCGTTGTGTGGCGTTAAACAAAGCGTAGACGTGCCGGTGATCTCTCCGAACGTCAATAGACGCTGCTGTATGGCGGTGTATATCTCCTTGTACGGCTTCCCCGCCGCTATCCCGGCGCGTATCTCTTCCGCTATCACGCGCTCAATGAGCATTAACGCCGTCAGCTCTTCGACGTGGGCGCGGTCTCTGTCCGTGATTCCCGCCGCCTTGTTCGCTATCCGGGAGATCGACGTATAATACCGTACCGCGTGCTTTGAGCCTTGCCCCGTGGCGTACTCTACAAGCTCGCGTATCGCGTCCGTCTCCTGCTTGCGTACCGCCTTTGTAAGCGCTCGCGTATCCTGCCATATCGGGCTGTTGCGCTCCATGATAAATTCTTTCATCGCGTGGAACGCTTTCACATACTGCGCCGTGAACAGAGTACCCGCCGCGCCCGTCTGCTTGTTGGCTACCATCTCGCAGCCCATCTGCGTAAGGTAGTAGCACGGCAATTCGCGCCCCGTGCTGTCCGTGTACGTCGCTGGAATAAAGAAATCACTCGACGCAAAATTGCGTTCAGTAAAATGCTTGCACATCGTCTTGATTGAGCGTAAAACTTCGGTATGCCGCTTGCCGAGCATCTGCGCCGCGTCCCGGCTATCCGTTACAAGCTGCCCGTGATGCTCGAATATCGGCAATTGCCGCAAATGTATTTCCTTGTTTTTTGGCATGAAAAAACCTCCTTACAAAAAGTCACGATTGACCTTTTGCGGGAGGTGTAGTAGAATATTTACACCACTCCCGCAAGGGTCTGGCCTATATCGGCTTACTGTCTGTTCCGCCAAGTTCATCCAGTAAGCCGATATTCTTATTTTTTCAGCCGCTTGTTACGCTCTTCAATAGCTATCCGCACTTCATCGGCTTTCGTATTTCCTGTTATGCGGCTATTCTCTTCCAAAAGCAAAAGCATTTTTTCATCTGTTCGCATCTTGAAAAACTTATCTTTCGGATTTGGAGAAGCGGGGCGGCCTTTTGCGTTAGGGTTTCCCATGTTTCACCGTCCTTTCTATTTGTACCCCACGCTTAATATATCAAATGTGGGGTACATTGTCAAGAGCAAAATAAGCCCCCTTTCAAATAGTTCTTGACCTTTGAAAGAGGGCATAGTAAAATGATTTATGCCCTCTTCCGCAAGGTTGAGAGTTGCTGTTCCCCGTGCTGTCGCTCCGCCAAGATTGCCAGCATGGGGAATTTTATTTTTCTTCGCTGATTTCTTCGTCGATCTTCCGACTTAGCCATTCTTTTTTTGTTTCGCCGGTTTCGTTAAGCCGAGTTTCTAAGGTTTCCATTTTCTCCCGCTCAACTTCGACGGAAAACATTTTGTATTTGGCTCGCCGTTCTTTGAAGTATTCAGCCCTACTCTCTGGTGACAAAGTTTCGCCTCCTTTCTGTTTCATGCAACAGTATACATTGTTTCGTGCAACAAGTCAATACCCCGTGCGAGAAAATTTTTACTGAGCGCAAATTTGCGCCGAGTGCCGCCCGCGCATTATTAGCCGACGCAAAACAGCGTCCGCTTTGAGCAAAAAAGAGAGCGGGGAAAATCCCCGCTTGCTTTTCTCTGCTATCCTGCATATAATGTTTTTATCCCACGGCATAATAAAAAATGGAGGCTGAAAGAAAATGAAAAAAGTGATCTCGTTTTTCCTTGCTCTCTCGCTTGTCCTTGTGCTGTGCGCTTGCGGCGGTTCGTCCGGGCCAGACCCGAAAGACTACACGCCGGAGGATATTATAAACGGTCTTTCCTCTGCCGGGTGTTCTGTCGGGGATATAACGGCATACACCGCAGAAACCGACCCAAACCAGAAATTAGGCCGTCCGAATGAATACACGGGAAAAGCAGATTTTGAAATTCCCGGTATTGAGACGATCAACACGGCAACGGTTGAAACGTTCGCCAACAAAGCGGATTGTAAATCCCGGTATGATTATCTGAATCAGTTTACCGGCGCAGATTTGGGCGCTTTCGGTCTGAATCAGTATATGTACAAGTCGGATTATGCTATTCTCCGCATTCCGTATGAAGTAACGCCGGAAGATGCCGGAACGTATGAAACGGCTTTTCATTCTTTTGTAGGTTCGTGACTTTTCCCCCCGCTTGCGGGAGAAAGAAACCGGCTTATCAGCATAGGAACATTCTCTAATATGAAGAAAAGAGCGGGATTTAATTCCCGCTCTTTCTTATTCCCCAATCTGCCGCCGTTCCCCATAAGCGGGGAAAGCACTTTCAATGTTATTTTATCGCCTTTGCAATGGCTCTTTCCGCGACCTCTGCCCATTTATCGCCGTTCTTTGCCTCCGATGCTTCCATCCAGTGGGATTGCGCTTGCGGATGCATATCCGTTGTGAAAACAAGATTCTTGTCCGTGGCGTGGAGTATTGCGCCCTTGCGGTGTCTCCATCCTTTCCCCTCATAGAAAACGGCGTGTCGGTTGTCCTGATCTACCATAACTTTGCCGTAATAGAGATATTGCGCCTGATCTCCGGTGTATATGATCTCATTCCCGACCGTGTGAGCGAGCTTTGAGAATGTGCCGGTAAGCGCCGGAACAAAGGGGTCTGTATCTTTCAAAGCCTGTTCCGCAACGACCGTTTCAGCGTACTTTACCGCCTTTCTGAACGTCTTAGCGGGCAGGGTCTTAATGTTTACTGTCAGCTTCATAATGTCCTCCTATAATAATTCCGTCTGCATTTCCTCCGAATCTGCAAGCATAAAGGGAATAAATGCAAACATTTTTTCGCTTTCTGCTTACATTTTGCGGATTCCTGCAAACGTTATCGTTCGTTATCGTTCGTTAATGATACATTAACGTAAAGCCATGGGTTATTTGGCTTTCTTAAAAAACCGTTGGCTTTTTTGGCTTTCGCCCCCGAACGCCCCCGGACGCCCCCCAACGGCTGCGAATCGCTGCCACTCGCTGCCAATCGCAGCGAATGGGTACGAATCGCTGCTCTTCGCCCCGTTCATAAAAAGTTATTGAAATCAGCTTACTTTCCGCATATAATAGGCTTACACGGATGGGGGAATACAAATGGATATTCAATACTCCAAGAGAGCCGTAAAAGCTATATCCGGGATGGACAGGCCGACAAAGCAGCGTATACGAACGGCAATAGAGAAGATACCGGAGGGCGATATAAAGCCGTTACAAGGGTATCCAGGCTCATACCGGCTGCGTGTCGGAGATTGGCGCATCCTGTTTTCTTTCCCTGCGTCCGGTGTGCTGTTGATAGAAAAGATTGCTCCGCGCGGTGAAGTTTACAAGGGGGTGTAAAGAATGTCACCGGTAAGAGATCAGTTAAACCACATGATAGACTATCTGCCAGAGGCAGAACAGGCGCTTTTGCTTGAGATCGTCCGGCGCTTTGTTTCGTATGATGTTGCTACGCCCGACGATATAGCGGCGATCTCCGCAGCTCGCAAGGAATACGATAGCGGGGAAACCGTTTCCCATGCTTCCGCATGGGGTTAACAGAAGAGCGTAAATACCGGCGTAGGGCTTCGGCTCTGCGCCGGTTTCCCTTTCCCCCGGAAATATGCGGCAATCTGCAAGCGATTGTATACAGATGCTTGCAAATGCTATCAATTGCGTGCAAATGCTATCAAACGCCCGCAGATGATTTATTTATACAGAAAGAAAAAAGTGTATAAACAAGTCTTGCATTATCGCCCGGCGTGCGGTATAATATGGGCGTGTAGTAGTCGATAGATCGAGTACGGCGGGGTACCTCCTTCTTTTACCCTCCGGTGTCTTAGGATGCCGGAGGGGTTTTTTATCTATTGCATTTTCCCGGAAAGTGCGGTATACTATTTGTGCGGGTTTCGATTCCATCCAGCGTCCCCCCGGTATCAAACGATACCGGGGATTTTTAATACAAACTTTCTGGTACGAAGAAGCGGGGCAATATGCCCCGCTTTTATTTCTTGTCGAATTTAGCGAGATACTTTTGCAGCTTCGGATTGACTTCCACTTTGCTGCCCTTGACCTCTTCGACCGTTTCCGTGATCTCATCCATGAACGCAAGCATGAGATTGCACCAGACCGGCAGACCGTCCGAAAGCGCCGTAAGGTGCATTTCCCCGAAAATGGGCTTGCATACATCCTCGCCGAAAAGCCCGTTGATGATCTCGCGCATATCGGTATCCGCCTTTTCCGCGACAGGGAAAAAGTTATCCGCCGGGGCTTCCTCCGCTTCCTTGCCGAAAGCCTCCTGACGCTTTGCCAGCTCTTCACACGCTGCAAGAAACCGCTTTACAAAGCCGGTATCCATCGGGTTAAAGCGGATAACCACTTTCCCGTTGATGTTGTATTCCTGAACATTCGATACAGAGATATTTTTCATTTTTTTTCCTCCTGAAAATTATTTGCCGCGTCCGCGGTTTCTCTCTTCGGTGTAGGTGTAAACGCTTTCGCCAACTTTGCGCCGGTCAAGCTCTACCGTCGTGTGTACCTCTATCGGCTGCTTATTGCCTGTTAAACGGTCGAGAAGCGCGTCCAGCTTGCTTTCAAGCTCCGGGGATATGCCATAACCGCCAGAACCGGAAAACGCATTCGGCGGCACTACGCCGCCCATAGCAACGGCGGGCATACGAAAGCCGCCCATGTTGGCGAGCTGTTCCCCGATAGAAAAGCGGTTTGCCTCCGCGATCAAGCCGGAAGAGATAGACCGCATCTGTGCCGTTAATCCGCTCTCGGAATCGCCTAAGCCCTCTTCAATGCCCGCGCCGATGTTCTCGCCGATCTGCTCCCGGAAAACCTTAGACGGGGAGTGAATGCCGAGAATGTTCTTTGCGCTCTGTAAAAGGTTTCTGCACATCTGCTGGATTGCGCCCGTGAGCCATTGCCACGCACGATTCAGACCGTCGATAATGCCGTTAACGATGTTTGTACCAATGTCCGACCAGTTGATGTTTCGTGCCGTGTCAATAAGGCTGCGCAGCTTGTCCGTGATTCTCTGTTTAAGCTGCCCGAACGCCTGTATAACGTTATTGATCTTGTTTAAAACGCCCTGCTTCAATCCGGCCATGATGTTACCGCCGATCTCTGCCATAACCGTAGACGGGGAATGAATACCGAAACCATCCTTAAAGCCGTCGATAAACGGTTTAATGATGTTATTCCAAAGCCAAAGCCCGATATTTTTTACACCGTTCCAGAGACCTTGCAGCAGACCGAGAAAAACAAATTCCCCGTCCTGCATAGCGTTTTCATTCCACCAATTAACAACTTCCTGCCATGCCGAGCTTATGACACCCCAGAGAAGCAAGCCGAGACCGGCACACGCCGCGCCGAAAACCTCAACAATTGAGGACACAATACCCGCCCAGTCGATATTCTGGATAATATCAACCGTTGCATTCCATATCGTTTGACCGAGAGAAAGCCAATCAATAGAACGTATTGCATCCGTAAGCCCGTTAAGCAGACCAACGGCGAATTGAGACAGCGCCGACATAGCCGCGCCCCAATCGAAATTCTGAATAAATCCGACTAAGCCATGCAGGATAATTCGGAATTTTGCCGTAAACAGAATACCAAGATTCCGCCAATCTACGGAGGAAATAACGTTGCTAAGGAACGTAGCAATATTCCCAGCAAGCCCCATCCAATCAAACGTTGTCAGAGCTACCGCAAGGAATGTCAAAGCCCCATCCAGATACCCGCCGAGCTGCGAGCCGATACCCGCCCAATCCACGGACGCGATCATATCATTTAGCTTTCCGGTAAGCAGGGACGCCGCTTTCGACCATTCCCCGGCCTTGATAGCCGCCGCGATCTTTGCCGGGAGGCTTTCAGCGTCCACGGCGGTTTCTTCAAACGCTGTCGCGCCGCTTCCTCCGCCTCCACCGCCGCCGCTGTCCGTGTCCTGCGCGACGGTAAGGGTATCAATACCCATGAGCTGCTTTTTTGCTTCCTTAGCGTTTCCAGCCGCCCCGCCGAGATTGTCCGAGAGCTGCCCGGTACTTGCTACCGCCTTTTTGAATGAGCCGCGACCGGTAAGCACCGCCATAAACTGCGCTACGGCTTGCGCTGCCGTGTTGAGCATAGCAATGAGCCTTTGCAGTATGGGCGCTACCGCGTTAAGGACAGGCGCGAACGCCGCGCCCCAAGAGGCTTTCAGCCCCGTGAGGGAAGATTTCAGCGCGTTTATATTTCCCTGCGTTTCTTTGTCGCTCTTCGCAAACTCGGATACCGCTTGCGTGACGTACTGCCGCATTTTGTTAACAAGAGCCGTCACGGTACGAAGTCCGACGCCGAACAGCAAGGCGCTTTTCAGCCCTTTCTTGAACATATCGGAAAAGCCGTCTTTCATTTGGCTGCTTTTCTCGGCTATCGCATCTTTCGCACGACCGGCAACGGCACCGATACCGCCGAAAATCCTTTGACCGGATACGACCTTTGAAAGAATCCCCTGCCGCTTCTGCAAGCGTTGCAGCGCGGAGGTATTAACATCTACCGACCGCGCCGCATCGTCATAGTTTTTTTGAAGCTCTGAAACGGTGTTCTTCTGCTGCTCCAAAATTGCCTCTTGTTCGGCAAGCTGCTTTTTGATATTTTCCTGTTCTACAAAATCAACGGCGCGTATTTTCCCCTGTCTGTTGGTCTTTGCCTCGCTCGCTGCAAGCTGTTCTTTCAGCTTTGCCACGCTCGCCGCTGTCTCTTCGGCTTTCTGCTTTGCCTCGTCGAGCTGCGGGGCAAGGTTTATTTTCGCTTGCGCCGCATCGTTGATCTTGCTTTTAAGATTATCAATAGCGCGATTCAGCGCGGCAAGCTCCCGCGCCGCCTTGCTATCGTCTATGCCGACCTTAAACCGAATATCTTTCAATCTGTTTCACCACCTTTCACCCGTAAGGGCTTATTTGCGCCGGAATGCATACACGATAGAGTACGCAAGCAGCACCGCAAATTCACAAGCGAGCGTTGCAATAACGCCGCCCCAAAATGCCGGAAATGTAACCATGTTTTTTTCACTCTCCTATTTTCCAATGTTCGTATACCGTGCGGTACAGTAGTCCTGCAATGCGCCCGCACGTTTGCGCCATACGGTACGGGTATCTATCTCAAGCTCATCCATAAGGACATCCGCGCCGCGTTTCAGCTTATCTACATACAGCACAACAAGAATGCGTTGATCGTCCTTGTCGAGACTATCAAGCGCCCGGTATGCAAGCCGTACTTTGCCCTCAAAATAGCGTAAATCAGCCTTTAGCCGGTCTATCCGGTCGAGAGCTGATACAAGCCATTCCTCGCGCTTGTTCCCGCCGCCCTGTACCGGCGTCGAGCCGGTCGTTGAGCTTTTGATAGACGTTAACCGTGCCTGTTCCTCTGCGATCTCGTCCGGTATCTCGGCTATGCGCCGTTCGTAATACCGGAGTTTGGAAAGATCGTCTTTGCAGAGGGCTTCCATAAATTCATTCATTGCGCATACCTCCGAAAATTACCGTCTAACAAGCCGTAGCATTTACCGGCTTCCAGAATAAAATCATTGTGCCAGCGTTTGGCCGTCTGGTACGATACGAAAAGCGCCATAGCCGCGCCCTCTAATGAGTGGCTTTGCTTAAAGAAAACCATGTCAATAAGGGCTTGCCGTTCCGCTCCGTTTTTGAGCTTTCCGGTGTTCTCTATGGCTCGCCGTACCGCGTCATACTCTACGGCTTCAATGCCCGTCAGCTCGCGCAGCGCTACCGCCTCTGCCGTTCTGGACGCTCCGCTTCCTCCGGCTGAAAAACTGTAATTCGGGGTTATGCTCTGATTCTTCATCGTTTGGAGCTTGTCGCAAAGCTCCGGGTATGCTCTAATTGCGGATTTCATGTAACCCCACCAGCGAAAGCGGGGCTTGCTCATGGGTCAATGTCCTTTCACCATTTCGATTTGTGCGCCGGTACATGAAAGTTTCTTACTTCCACCGTGAAAAGCTCTGCGCCCTGTTCGGCGGCGCTGCGTAAATCCTTGTCGATCTCCCGCGCACACCCTAAAAGGTTTTCGAGCTTCCCGGCGGCTTTCTCCGGGATGGTTGCCCCG